ATAATAAACTTTTGCTTGGGCCCATAAGCCAACGGCACTTTAAGAGTTTGCACAACAACACCTGCAGCATCTTTTCTTGTAATGTAAATATCATTGAACAAAGCTCCAAAAGCAACAATAGCTTTTCGTATTGTTTCGTTATAAAAATAAGTACCTAACATCTATCATCTCCTATATACTTTGTGAAGGTTCCCCAAATGGATTCGTTTCTGTAAAATCTAATATAAGGTCAGCTTCTGTTTCAAACAATACATTATCTGATTGAGGATCTATTGTAGCTAAACTGTAAGCCTCTTGAATAAGGAAGAACGAATAGTAAGCATCGGAATCTTCCAAAAGAAGTGACGTACCTGCTGGCGTTGTTTCTGCCAGGAGGTAATATGTAGTTCCAGGTATTGAACTCTCAAGAATAATATTAGATTCTGTAGGCGGCCACGGTGTACCAGATCCCGGAACTACAGGATCCTGTTCATATATAGTACCCCACTCCTGACCGATTCTTTCATTAAATGCCACTTGATTTTCAAGAGAGAATTCATATCCTAAAGCATCTGTACTTCTCTGGGTTTCGATAGCATCAATTGCTGCAATACCAGTATCCAGACGTTCACTTGAATACTCGAAGCTTCGACAGTATAATTTATACACCGGCAAATTATTTACTTGATAAAACGGATCGTCGTGATCTACAAATGATATCTCCCACATTCTTTTAACAGTGGGAAAATATATTAAGTCTCCTTCTTGCGGTCTAGTCGTTGTAATTAAATTTGCATTATTGGATACCACATCATCCCAACGTCTCCTAGAAATAGCAAAACTTGTTTCATTTCTAATTTCTAAACCAAAACGAGTTACTAAATCTTTCTCCCCCTCATAACCCTCTTGTGTTTCCATCCACATCTCTATGCCATAAGCATCATCAAATTGTGATAACGGATCTTCTCCTAATAGCACATCTTCATTTACTCTATCCCTAGGTAAATAATAAACATCATGGCCATAAATCTGTATAGCTTCTATAATTAAATCTTCGTAGAGGTACTGTTCGCTTATCGTACCTTTAGAGAAGTGTACGTTTGTTGTCATTTAATTATCCAATATCAAACATAGTAGGTTCTTGCCAAATCTCTCTACCCTGATCTTCTAGAAGTGCAATTTCTTCTTTGGCTTCATTATAAATGGTTTCTCCATTCATCTGAACTCCACCCAACATTGTCACACCTTGGAACTTAATAAGATTCTCTCCCCACTGTCTTTTGATGAGGGCAGTAGCATATCTCTTTAAGAAAAAATCATTATATGCTTGTGTATATTCTGCAGCATTTAATTTTCTATAACACTCTATGACTACATACTCTCCAATATCTATATCAGAAGTCCAAGCCATATCTATATATAATCTACCCGAATGTACATTAAAATTAATTGGTTTCTCTCCAACCAACAACATATCCAAAAGATCGAGTTGCCACATGGTCATCTGATAATGTATAACAGAGATATCTGAAAAGTCATAGAGATCATTCAATCTCAACTGATATCGAATATCAAACATATTCAGATTACCCCTATCCGTAAAAGGTAGTATTCTCATCACAGAGAGTATACCATCAGGCATAGGAATGTAGTCTTGACCGATACCCCACTCTGCTGTTACGTTGAGCGTTACTGTAGCGCCTGAAGCATGATTATTAGCTAGGGCTGCGGTAGTTAGTGTATTATCAGTTTTAGCTGTATAAGCGACTGTTTCAGCGGCATTGGGTGTAGCATCTGCAGCTATAGTTATAGAACCCTGTGTAGGAAAACTTGTTGCATCTGTTAATACAACAGAGGTTCCGGAACCAGATACAGAACCATTAAGAGTACTCGTTGCAATTTCTGAAGCACCGGTACCTTTTGCTGTGGCTGTCTCTGTGACATTTGTTTTAGATCGTTGCACATCATCTGCTGTCAACTTATGTTTAAGATACATACGTTGCTGACCATTCTGCATAAACGTATTCCAATATTGAATAGCCTCATCAACCCGATCATCCAATTGATCATCGTCAACATTAATATCAATAACTGGATATCCTAGTTTTCTTTTACACCAAGATTTAAATTCTGCTTTTGTTGTTGGTTCTGCCATTTGTAATATTTATCCTAAAGCCACTCCCATCGCTATCGAGAAGCCTTTTGTAGCCTTTGCATCTAATTGAGTTTGTGCATTACTGCTCAAAGTATTAATATATTGTAATTCTGCATTTGTTACTGTACCATCTGCTAATTTTGTAGCATTTATATTAGTACCACTCCATGTACCTGTAGTAATTGTTCCTAATGTTACAATAGATGTTTGTCCTTGATATGTTGCTGAAATTTGAACATCATTAGCATTAACAGTTATACCTGTTCCCGCACCAACATCTAATTGATTTCCAGTTTTAGTTAAACCAGCACCGGCTGTAATCTGTCCTGCTCCAGAGAATTGGTCCCAATCAATATCAGTAGTACCAATAGTAATGGTACCATCTTTAGTCATTACATAACCATTATCAGCATTAGCTGTTCCTTTCTCAACAAAAGTAAAAGAACCAGATGTTACTTCAACGCTAGTATCATAATCTGTTGCTCTTGTTAGTACCCAATTGGCCGATCCACTACCCACCGTTGTTACTGTATAGATACCATTTTGAGCTGCTGTAGATTGATCTTTTAATAGAACTCTCTCTGTCGCTGAGAGTGCTATCCCATCTATTGAAATAGCTGCTTGAGTACTACTATTCGTTAGTGTGGCTCCTACTCCAGAGGCACCATTATTATAAGTAGATGTTAAGTTTGCAGTACTTCCTACAACACAAGATTTCTTTACATCCAATCCAGAAGATGTAGCATCTACATATGCTTTAATTGACTGTTGTGAAGCAACTGCCGTAGCACTATCAGATACCATATCATTTTCGTCAAGAAATGCTGTACCTGAAAGATTACCATTAAGAACTGGACTCGTTAATGTTTTATTTGTTAAGGTTTCAGAACCTGTTAAGGATGTGAAACTTTCACTTTGTAGTGCTGTATTAAATTCAGCAAGAGAACCTGTTAATGTATTAGTACCTAAATCTATTCCCTTGTTTGTAAGTGTCTGTGTATCTGTTGTTCCTACATAAGCTCCTGTTGGACTACCCGCTACATAAGCTTTAGCGACGGCTGTTCCTTCCCACGTACCAGTTGCCACAGTTCCTAATGTTGTTATAGATGTTTGACCTACATAAGTAGCAGCAATATCTAGTGAATCTGTATTGGCAGTAATTCTATCTGCTGTACCTATTGCATTTACAGTTACAGAACCTGAAGTTCCGCCACCTGTTAAACCAGTTCCTGCTGTAATTCCTGTTAGGTCTCCTGTCTCAGGAGTAAACCATTCTAATGTTCCACTACCATCTGAGGTTCTTAATGCTTGTCCACTGGTGCCCACTGCAGCTGGCAGTGTAGCTGTCCATGATGCTGATACTGTACCAGGAGCTTGTAGTGCTACATACTCTCCACCAGTTGTATCTTGTAACCTCAAGTCACCTTGAGCCGTAATATCAACTTGTGTTACAGAAACAGTACCACCACTAATCGTTGGAGATGTTAATGTCTTGTTGGTAAATGTTTGAGCCGTAGATAAATCAGCAGTCACTGCCGTATCAATAGCTACGGCTACTGTGCCTGAAGTTCCACCACCCGACAATCCATTACCTGCTGTTACTCCAGTGATATCACCTACAGTAGGATCTTGCCACTCTATAGCTGTTGCTCCAGAATTTGTTGCAAGAACTTGATTGGCTGTACCTAATGCTACAAGTCCAGTACCACCTACTACATAATCAATAAACTCACCTGATTGAAATTCAGCTAGACCTGTAGCAGCAGATCCTGTATATACTGTTCTAATGGGTATCTTAGCTACCATACTCTATTCTTCCTATTTAAAATACAAACTGAGCAAATGTTTGTGTGTCCATAATACTTGTTCCGTTACTAAAAAAGAAATTTTCAAATTC